CGTAATCGTGACCAAGCACGATTGGCAACGTCTGCTTGAACTTCATCCCAGCAAGATCGATCACGATCGGCTCGCGCGACCATTGCTGCCGAATCGGCGCGCCGGTGTAGGCTTCAATCGTAAAGCGAATCGGCGCGGCCTCGCCTTCGCCTTCGGCAGCGGCAAGAAAGTTCACGCTCGACTGAATCGCAAGTTGGTTCATAGAAAGACAACGATCGAAAGATCGTCCTCGTCGCAGTCAAATTCGAAGTTCATTGTTCACCCGCCGGGACAGGTTCACCGTTCTCGTCGAGCGTGCCGCCATAGTTTGTTTTTGGCTCAAGATCGACGAACAAATTAAGTTCCTTCATCAGCGCAATTTCTGCGGCTCGCTGACGTAACTCCACTTCCCAAGACTTGCCCTGTCGAGCGTATTCAGCAGCAAGCGTTGTCGTGTGCGTGCGCAGCCTCGCTTCTGTTGCGTTTGCTTCTTTCAACGGGTCAACGTGTTCGCGACCGTCCCAGGTCCACGTCCACGTCCAATCGGCAACGGGCGGCATTCCCGATGGGATAATGCCGACAAGCGCAGCTTCGTCGCACCAAGCGCAGAACAAGCGATCGATCATCGTTCGCTCAAGATCGTCTCGCTGAACGCGAATTGTTTGCAGATAGCATTGCGCGTCTAGGCGACCGCTGCTGTAGTTGTAGCTTGACGAATCCAGTGCGGCGATGTTGTATGGCAGTTGAAGCGATCGCGCGATTTCGTTAAGAATTTCCCTTTTGAACATCGCGTAAGTCGATGTTGGCTGCTCTGCTCGAAGTTGCGACACCGACCAACCTTCGGGCAACGTCACCATGCTGCGCTTTTCAATCTCCATCGACTGAAACGCATCGACTTCATCGACTTCAGCAGCGGGCGAGTTGCTGTGAAGAAACGCCGCAAAGTCGGCGGCTGTTTCCGCTGCTGCAATCACCGCTCCGGTGTACCGGCGCATGTCAGCAAACAAACGCAAACACGAAGCAACTTCGGACACGCCTCGATTTTGCGCAGGTCGCAATGCCGAAAACCAATGGAACATATTTTCGGCTGCAACCCGATTAAACTCAAAGTTGTTGACGCGAAAGTTGGAGCCGGGGTGATACTTCAAAACCTTGTAGGCAATCACGTTGCCTGTCTGGTCAAACTCCAACCCATCGACAATCGAGCCTTCCGGGGTTTCGATCGGCAAAAGCAAGCCAATTGGTGTAGCGACCTGTTCTGCTTCAATCAGGCGAATGTCGAGCTGCACGCCGTCAAGTCGTGGATTTGTAATCATCATGGCAAAAGCTTCGCCATCGATGAGTTTGCTTTGGCGCATTGTTCGCAGTTTGCCCGCGAGATTGATGTGCCAACTCCATTCAAAAAAAGCTCGCTCAACAACACGATCGGATTCTTCGTTTCCGGTTGCTAGCTGAAGCCTCGGGCCTGTTCCGACCAAATCGTTGGCAAGCGTGTCGGCAATGCCTGCGAGATAGGAGTTGTTCAGACGCTCATAACGAGCGCGGTTGCGCATTGTGCGGCGAACAGTTTGGGTCAGCGCGCCGTCGAGCGAGAACCAATCGGCGTTTTGCCAGTGCTTGCGGTCGTCAAGCGATTCCGCGGCATCAAAACGGCCACGCACCCGCACCGGCACCGCTTCCGCGCGCCGCGCTTCTTTGCGCCCCAAGAGTCGATCAAAAAAGCTCACGAATACGATCCCGGCGGCACGATACGGGTAAAGCGCAGACCGCGGTTCTTCGTCTTCGCCGCCTTTGCGGCAGAAAGATATTTGTCAGCCTCGACCATCTTCACAAGGTCGTGAGACTCGACTTCCCCTGCGTCTGTGCGAACGCGCGCAGGGTTGGCGGCAGTTGTCTCGATATTGTCGCGCAGCGTGTCGCTCATATATCGCGACACTAACTGACAAGCGACCGCTTCGTGCCGCCTATGGCTACTTTGCGCGCCGCGTGACGGTGATCTTCCCCTTTGATGACGAAGGCATTGCCACCTTGCGTCTTGCTCTCCCGCCCGCTTCAGTCGCTTGTGGGCGCACGCCTGCGATCGACGCTGCGACCGCTGCCCCAACCATGCAATCCCACCAGTGATTGTCGCGCCCGCCCATTTTCCATTCGTCTACAACGCGACCGCGGGCTTCCGTTCTCACTGGATATTCGGCAGTGAAATGCTCGATCAAAAGATCGTGTTCCCCTTTGTTCATAGAGATCGATTCGGGGTCGCCTAGCGCAAGGCGCAATCTCGCCGCGACGAATGTCTTCCAAAAGTTCGTGTCATAGATCACCGACCTCTGACCGGCAGAAATCTGACCGATTCGCCAATTCAAGCCGAGCTTGTCGCCTCGACCTTTCTGCTTGTCGGCAAGCGGTTGACCAGATGCGCCGATGCCTCGACCGTGCGAAGGCAGGATCGACGCCGCGAACTGCGACCGGCGCGCGAAGGTTCGTATCGTCTGCGTCGATTGCCCCCAGTTTGCATCGATCAAGAGTTGTCGAATGCGTATTGCGGTGCCGTCTTCCCGCAGCCACTCGCGAGACATCAGATCGATCGAAAGCTTTTCTAAGCCAGCGTTCAGCGACGCTTCAAAGCCCGCGCCTTTTGCAGCCAGGGCGAGCGTTCTTTTTGCGTGCGCAGCTTCGAAGAATGCCGACGACTGCTCTGGATAGCAACCGTATGCGACGATCGAGCCGCCGAATGATTCGTTCCACGCCGCAACCAACCAGAACAACACCTTTTCTTGAACGTCAACAAACGCCGTGAGCTGATCGCACCCGATCGGCACAACTCCCCCCGGCACGTTGATGATACGCGCCGCCAGTTCCTTTTTCTGCATTCGCCCAACTTCCGTGGCTTGCAGCACCGGCTCGTTTTGGAATTCAGCAGCGAACGCGCTTTCACCGCGGTCGATTCGAAGGTTCCATGCGTGTTGAACGGCACTCAACTCGTCTTCATTCTTGCGGGCTTCCCACGCAACGACCGCGCCCGCATCCATTTCTGTTTGGTGCTGTTGGTAGAAGTCATCTGCGCCAGAAGTGCCCCTGCCCGTGCGCTGCCCCTCGCGACGCATTTCGGCATATTGCGACCACAGATCATCCGCAGTGGGCCACGAATAGATGAGCTTCGTTCGCTCGCCTTGCCACGAAGGGTGCTGGCTGCGGTCAAGCAGCCTGTCGGCAAGGTCGTCAGGCTTCACGACCGTCACCGTGCAAAGACCGCTGATCTTCGACCCCGGCCCAGCCAGACCAAGAATCGCACCTTTCAGCACCGCTTCGCGTGTTGCGACTTGCGAAGGCGACGCTGCGCTTTCGTCTGTCTGCGGGTCATCGATCAGCACAAGCGATGGGCGCACCTTGCGACTGTCGCACGCGCGCTTCGCAGACATACCGCGGATTCGTCCCGTGATGCCTGCAACGCGAATGATGCCGCCAGACGCTTTGCTCCCATCGACAGTAGGGAACTGCACTTCGTTTGCCGTCCACTGGATGTTCGTTGGCTTGCCGCGGTAGAGCTGACCACCGGCTCGTTGATGAATCTTTTCAAGCGCGACGATCGGGTAGACCACTTCGGGGAAATCGTCAAGCAAAGCCTCGTTCACCTCGCACTCGACCTTGATCGATTCAAGCATCGTTCGAGCGTGTTCTTCATCCGCGCCGATGATTGCGATGAAATCGTGATGCCCGTAGACGATTGACCACAGAGCGGCAGTTTCAACGAGCGACGTTTTGCCGCTGCCACGCGGCATCGCAAACGCAAACAAGCCGCCTTTCGTCACCGCTGCCTCGATGGCTGCAATCACCTTCAGATGATCCGGCGACCATTCAAGGCGAAACGTTGCCGGAAAATACTCCTCGCAGAACAGTTGGAAGCTGGCGGCGCATTCTGCCTTTCGATCCGCATTCACAACGGCAGGCAACTCGCCGATGTCGCGGCCCGATTCGCTCAACTCTGCGGCGCGTGCCGCCATTCGCTCGCGGTGACTCTCGTATTGATTCGGCGGCGCGCCTGCTCGCTTCTTCACCTTCGCGACTTCACGCAACGCAGCGCGCGCCCTGCGCTCTGTCTCGCGCAGTCTGTTCTTCTGTTCAGTAGTGAGTGCCATCGGGGTTCCCTTCTATCTATAGAAGAGTCTGCGGGGCAGGGCGGGAATCGCGTTTTCGATCGAGCTAGGCAGATTTTTTTTCAGCCTAACTCCTATAGGCCAAAGGAGAACCGACAATTCCGCAAAATAATCCGAATGACGCTGTTGACATACGATCGGGAATGACGATGATGTATTTCGTCAGTTGTGAGTAACGCAACCGACGCGAACGAAAGAACGACACGAACCAAAGGAACCCAAACGATGCCCACGACAGTAGACGCCAACGAAATGACCTTCGGAGTTGAGATCGAAACCCACATGCCCCACGGCGCGCTCGCCTACGTTGGCGGTCACGGTGCTGGCGTTCAAGTCGAGTGGCTTCCCGCTGGCTGGCTCGCTGACCGCGACCCGTCGATTTCCGCTGGCCCCGGTCGTCAGGCGTGCGAATTTGTCTCGCCCGTACTGAAGGGCAAGGAAGGCGTTCGCCAACTCCTCGACGTGGTTCGTCTGATCGTCGAAAAGGGTGGCAAGGTGAATTCCTCTTGCGGTCTGCACGTCCACGTCGGGTTCAACAAGCGCAACGCCAAGAACCTCGCGAAGGTCATCGCTCTGGTCGCCAACTTCGAAAAGGCAATCTATGCCACGACCGGCACGACCCGTCGCGAGCGGGGCCACTGGGCAGGCTCGCTGCAAGCCTACGGGACGCTTGAAAACGCGCTCGCCCGTCGCACCAACACTCGCTATCACATCCTCAACACGATCACGACCAAGCCCACGGTCGAGTTTCGCCCGTTTGCGGCGACGCTCAACGCCACAAAGATTGTGGGTCACGTCCTGACGTGCATCGCGCTCGTCGAAAAGTCGCTGCTCTGCAATCGCGCCACGCAGTTCACGGCGAAGACTCCGAAGGAATCCAGCCCGATCCACCGCGGGGGCGTCGGTCAGACTGCGGTCTGCCGTCTGTTCTACGCGCTGGGTTGGACGAAGGGACGGGAGAAGCGGGTCTTTGGCGACCTGTTCATCGACAACGGGCCGACGCTGAAGCAAGTCAAAAAAGAGTTGATGCGCCTTGCCAAAAAGTATGACGGCGGGGCCATCGACACGGGGGAGGAGGGCTGAATCTCCCCGCAGACCGAAACGCCCGCGAGGGCGTCGCGACGTGATGCGTCGCCTGATGAAGGTCAGAACCCAAACCCATTGACTAGGAGATTGATCATGCCCTCTTGCATCGCTGACGTGCTTGTTGACAACCCGCTCTATCCCGTTGCCGTCTGCCGCGCCGTCAAGACGCTTCGCAGCTCCAAACCGTTTCGCGGAACGTATGACGAGCGACGCGCGAAGTTCGAACAGTTCGTGTCCGACATGAACGAAGCTCTCGACATGAACATCGGCATCGCCTTCGCTCACGAAGACTGCCAGAACAGTTTCAACAGCGGCGTCGATGCTCGCGGCGATCGCCCCGTGATCGTGATCGTTGGCAAGCTGTCGATCGCGACGCTGTTTTACTGCTACGCGGGTTGCATGGCAGAGGATGACCCGCAGATGGCAAACCACTGGGGACGCATGAGATGGGCGGCGAATCTGTTCAAGCGATTTTTCCCGCGATCGTTCAGTCGCATCGACACCTCTGGCAAGTTCCTCGTTCGCAACGCCTAGACCGAAACGCTCGCAAGAGCGTCGCACCGTGATGCGGTGCCTGACGATGGTCAGATCAATCACAACCAAGAGAAGGAAGACATCATGTGTGGAGTTTTTGGATTCGTTGCCAAGGAAGACAACACGATCAGCCTCGACATCATCCGCGAGGTCGCGGAAGTCACGATGACCCGCGGGCCTCACGCTTGGGGTATCGCTTGGGTCGATCGCAAGCGCAAGTTGCATATGTTCAAGCAGAGCGGGCAGATCGTTGACTCGCTCGGACTGCTCGCGATGGCGAAGGATGCGACGATGCTGATCGGTCACTGCCGATGGGCGACGCACGGCGACTATCGCAACAACTTGAACAATCACCCTCATCCCGCGGACGGCGGCTGGATCGTTCACAACGGCATGATTCATCACTACAAGGAAATCATCGACTCGCACGATCTGCACCCGATGACGGAATGCGACTCTGAGGTTTTGGGATTGCTGATCGAGCGCGCCAACGGCAAACTGATCGATCGCTGCGGTCAGGCTGTTCAAGTGTCGCGGGGCCGCAGCCCGCTCGTCATGCTCGGACTGTGGAAGGATCGGCTCGTCGCGGCTCGCGCCAACGGGCAACCGCTCCACATCGGCGAGACGGGCAAGAGCTACTACATCGCTTCGCTCCCCGGCGCGTTGCCGGGACAGATCAAGAGCGTGAAGGATGGCGAAGTCCTTGAATTCGGAGATGCCAAATGAAGTTCCAGCGCGAAGAACGACCGACACCGCGAGCGAAGATGTTGTCGATACGGATGACCGAGGAGCAGATCGCGACGCTGGACGGCGTCGCGACTGCCCTCGGCATCGAGGGTGGCAAGGCTGCGTTGATTCGAACTGCAATCGACTACTACATGGAACACGATCGCGCTGCCCGTTTGGCAGCGCAACGCCTAAACCGGAGAACAGAGAAATGACCATTGCAGAAGAAGCAGCGAAGACATTGCGCGAACTGTTTGCTGCGGCGCGCATCGAATGCCCAAAGATCGAGGTCAGCGAGATCGACTACATCGGCGACGGTCTATGTGGATGCGTCAACGTCGAAGGGTTGACGATGTACCCCGTTCAGACTGACCGCGGGATCGGCTGGGGAGTCGATGAAGCCGTGACGTTCCCCGGCTGTCATACGATGCCGAACGGCGACCCTGGCTACCCTGACGAGGTCGATGTGCGAACGATTGTCCCTGCAACAAAAACGCGGCAATCGATCCTCGGAGATATTGCGACGCCGCACTTTCTCGGCTGGGCCTGCCACGATGTAGTGAACGCAGTTGTCGCATGGCGCATCAGCGAATGGAACGAGTCGCAAGCGGACATCGATTGTTCAGTCAAACTTGCTCGTCATCTTTCGTCGGATCAAACCAAGAACCATCGGGACGAACCGCAAACGTCAGGTTGACTTCGAATTCGTCGCCGAACGCCTTCACTTTGTGCAGGCATTCATCGCATTGAAAGATCGGGTAATCAACGTCATCGATCGTCGCGACGCCGCTCGCTTGAAGCTGCCGCGAACACTTCGGGCAATGGTATGTGGAGATCGTCATGGAATTCTGCCTTTCGCTATTCCCTCACTGGGCATGGTCAATTGTTCACGGTCGCAAGCGGATAGAAAACAGAACGTGGCGCACACGCCACCGCGGTCGTCTGTGGATTCACTCGTCTACCACGCGATCGGTCATCTCGCCAGCGGACATGAGTCTTCTCGGCGATATGCCAGACCCTTCGCTGCTGCCGCGAGGTGCGATCATCGGCTCTGTCCACGTTGTCGATTGCGTCCCGTTAGCGGACGTTTCTGGGAACGCTTACGCCTTCGGCCCGTGGTGCTGGGTGCTTGAGCGACCGAGGGCGATACGCCCGATCCCGTGCTTGGGTTCGACAAAGTTGTGGCACATGCCGCAGAAGGTTCAGCGGGTGGCCCTACATACTCGCAGCCTGCGGTGACTCTGTTGTACGAACCGCTGTCGCCAAGGTGCGACCCGCGGCGCATGGTCGAATTCTTGCCGAGCAGGGCGACGTGACCGATTCGCTTGACCTTCCACAGATCGCTGCGATGCCGATGCTTGATCATCGCGGGGTGGCTTGTCGTTGACAGAAAGCGAAACCCGAGTCGCTTGGCGTGCGCGCCTAGCCACTCGCTCACTGCGTTGCCGATGCCGACGCCTTGGTAGTCAGGCAGAACAACAGTGCGATGCTCTCGCTTCGCCTGCCTCACGTTTGGGTGCGCGAAGTGCATGAAGCTTGTGAATGCCACCGGCTTGTCTCGCCACGTCGCAACGAAGCACCGCGCCGCCTTGTGAAGGTTCGCGGTCAGATAGTGATGCCCCCTAAACATCGCCCAAGCGGCAGTTGTCGCTTCATTGATTCGCAGTTCAACCGGCGGGCGTCGCCGAAGCAACCTCCAACTGAAGTCGCCCGTGGCAACGTTGTAGACCCAATCGGGATCAAGCCAATCAACAATGTCGAAATGACACGACAACGCGACCAGACGCGGCCTAGCGCGTTTGCGCAGTGCCTTCGCAACAGCAGCCGACGAGATCATCGCTGCGTCTCTATCGACGACGCTGGTGAACTCGTCGAACACGACCGTGTCGGCATCTTCCAGCATCAGCCTCGCCAGCTCGCATCGAAACTTCTGACCGTTGCTGAGATGCGAAAACCGCTTGAGCCAGTGGGGCGGGCTTGAAAAACCGACCGACGACAACGCCTGCGTGACCGCTGCGCCGTCCAGGCTCGCCGGGAATCCATCTACGATCGCGGCAGAATCCGGCCACTTGTAGCCTTCGTGGTACAGAGCCTCGGGGAATAGCCGCCGCCCGATAGTTGTCTTGCCGCTGCCGGATGGGCCGACGATCAAACCGATCTGCCACTGCTTGCCTTCAAGCGGCAGATTAACGTGCCATTCGTGCTTCACCGACACGGCTTCCGGCACGTCAAACATTCCGCGCACTTGCTCGACGCGAAACGACGGCTCGATCGGCGACTCGATCAGTATGTCAGCACGCGGCATTTGAAACCCTCCGTGTTGAGCCGGTCGAACAACTCTTGCTGCGCCTGCTCGTTTTCACAGGTGATGACGATTTCAAAACCAGACTTCAGCGGCACCTGCTCGCCTTCGGTTTCAGTCTCGTCTTCCGGCACGATGCCAGCCTCTTCGGCGAGTTGCTCCAGCATATCGCGGAGCGCGTCGCTGGACGTGTTGAGTTCAGACAGAACCGACTCCAGCTTTTCGGGGTCGATCTCTGCCATCGCACCGAGCGGGTCGTGCGTGGCGAGGAGCAAATCGGCTTCGGCTTCGTTCACGTCGAGAACAAGCACCGGGATCTCGGCGTCGCCGGTCGTTTCGACCCGCAGATGACCGTCGATCAGCATCAGATCGCCGGTTTCAGTCTCTCGGGCAAGCACCGCGCCCGCCATGCCGACTTCCGCAAGCACGCCTTTCAGCGCGTCGCGTTGTTCTTGCGGGTGCGTTCGCCAGTTTTTCGGGTTTGGCAACAGCTCGTTGGCTTTGACTCGGCGAAATTCCTTGATGCGATCTCTGATCTTCATTGACGCTTCCCCCTGTCGAGTTGATCCAGCAAGTGACGAATGCGTTTGTCTCGATCCAGACCCGCGCGCCGCATCGCAGCGGCTTGTCTGGCGAGTAGATGACAGACGATGGCCCATCGATCGTGACGGCGTGCGCGTAGGTGTTGCGCCGCCCTCGCTTCACGGAAATCACCGGCTCGTTGCCGCCGGTCTTCGCGTTGCGGCGAATGATGTGTTGGTTGACGTGAATGATCGACTTGATTGCCACCGCTTTGCCTCGCTGTGCGGCGATTCTGCCAGCGAACCGACCGACGCGCAAGCCGGTCATTTTGCCCAGCCTGTCGGCCTGCGAGCCGCGCCCCGGCGCGAAAGAAAGTCTGTCCTGTTTTGCGTA